TCTATCATTACCAGCAATTCTAATATTAATAGTATCATCTACATCAGCAGTGATAGATGTATCAGCATCTGCATCTAAAACTAACTCTTTACCATTTAGGTCAAGTTTAGTTGCAGTCATCTGAAATATATCAGCACCACCTATTTTAAAGTCTATTGTATCGTCTGTATCAGCAGTTATTGTAGTATCTGCATCAACATCTAATATGAGTTCAGAACCATTAAGGTCTAAACTTGTAGCGATTACTGGGGCAGTCAAAGTTACTACTGATGCAGTTGCACTAAGACCACTTGTTAAAGCAGAACCATTACCTAATTTAGTGTAAAGTTCTACGAAGTTATCATTTACCTTGTCACCACCAGCTCTGAGGGTATCGCCTGTCCCATCATTTGCTGAACTGCCAAGTCCGATAGATTGATATGCCATTCCTATATCTCCTATTATCTACTTTTATTTATAATGATTAAGTTGCACTATTATCAAAAGTTAATCCCATATCTGATAATGTTGCATCGAACCTAAATGCACTTGCATCAAAGGTCGTTGTTATGTTTGCAGTCTGTGATAAACTAAAGTCTGCATCAAATCTTGCATAATCACCACCAAGTGTATCGTCAAAACTATATAAGTCTTGGTCAAAACTTAATGGATTAGTTAATCCAGCAAAACCAATATCAAAGGTTGTACTAGATGAGTCAAAGGTTCTTGATTCTTCAGAGAAGTCTAAGAACTCTTGTCCTAATGTATCTATTGTAATTCCACCAACATTGTCTTCGTCAAATGTTTGTCTGATATCATCAAACGATCTAAAGTCCATATCAAATGTTTGGAACATTCCAGTTTTAGTAATTCTTATTTCACCTCTTGGTGGTACATTAATTCTTGTTGTTAATGATGCAGTAGTAAAAGGATTAGCTGCATCACTCAATGTTACATCTGAAAATTGATCTATTGTATAATATGCATGAATATTTTCATCATCACTAATAAATCCTTCTTTCATAAAACCATATAAACTTAAATTTTTCAAGAATGGGCCAGTTGTAGATGCACCTCTTGTACCATCAAAGTTAAGTGTCACAGAACTTGTTAAAGTTACTTCTCTTTTTCCAGATGGTAATACTGTTCCACCACCATCTGTATTTTCATCAAACCCACTTAGTGCATTTGCATTTAATGTTGAACCATCTGTTGCAGTTCCTAATCTTCTACCTAAAACTCTAGTAAACAATGTTGTGAATGTTGATGCAAGTTCTGGAGTGAATGTTTCAGTATCACCAGTAAATCCAGAAATAGAACCAGCAGCTGGAGTTTGTATATTTGCACTAACCAAACTTGAAAATGTAACTTGACCAAAAACTTGGAAACCAGCAGGGTGAGTAGCTTTCTTAATACTATCTCTCCAATCTGCGATTGAGTTACCTATCTTAACAACATAAGAATAATCTTGATAATAATATGAGTCTTGTATTCTCATAGAGTCTTCTGATAATTTACCAGCTGAGTCTTGAAAATCTGCAACACTTGTTCCTACTGCACCAGTTAAAACTGTCGCAGTTGCAGACTCACATTGTTCTACTGTTGAACTTGCAGTTGAAGTTGCACCAGTTATAGTATCACCTTTTTCTGGAACATTGTCTCCAGACAATTCTATTATTTGTTGAGAAGTATCTATTGATTTAAGTTGACCAGTAAACTCATTTATATTTTCATCTGTAGTGTATGTGTCTGTAATATCTTTTACAAGTGCATTTTTTCTTAATGTGATTACATCTGATGATGTATAACTTGAACCAAAATTTTGCACTCCAAATTGTGTAATTGCACCAACCCCAGATGTTGACTTAGAAATGATAGCTGCATTACTACCAGTAGAAGTTGAAACTGTTACAGTTGGTAATGAATTATATCCAGCACCTTTTTGTAAAACTTTTATTTTTCTAATAGAACCTCTTTCACCACTAGTTAAAGTATTAGGTTCAAGTTGTATAAGTGTATCGTCCTCGTATAATATATTATCTGTAGTACCAACAGTTTCTTCTAATCTTAAATCTAATATTTCAAATTGTTCTTGGATTAATTTAAAACTACTATCATTACCTAAACCAGCATCAAATGTTGTTGAAGTGGTATCAAATGTAAATGCATCTTCTGAAAAATCTATTACATCAGTTTCTAATAATACCTCTCCAGATAAATCTGTTGGTTGTGATTGTTGTCTTGCATAATCAACAGCAGATAGTTCTGATAACAACAATCCAGAATTATCTTCTAAAATAATATTATCATTATCATCAGCTTCTGTGTTCAAAGTAATATATGCATTATTATTAGTTGCATCTTCTAAATCAAAACTGACAGCGTGATTAACAACTATTTGTTCTCTCTCTTCAGTTTCAATTAAGTCTGGTGAAGTTTTATTTTCTAGTGCAATCGCACCACCAATAATTTCTACCTCTGCACTTGCACCACCACCATTAGTTCCAGAATTATTAAATACTACACTATCACCAACGACATATCCAGAACCAACATCATCTACAACTATCTCATCAATAGAACCAGTACCAATATCTTTTACAATTAATTGTCCTTGACCATTACCACCACTAACAGTTACTGTATCATTAATTTCATAATATTGTCCACCACTTGTTATCGTTGCACCAGTTAATAATTCTTGAACTGTTCCACTCATTGATACATCAGAAATACTTGATGCACCACTTATTGTTTCACCAATAGTAAATGTTCCACTTAATGAATCTAATGAAACTTGAAGTTGTGCAAACTGAGTTCCACTCTCTGTAAACTTTGTAACTTTTTCTATAAGTATAGATGCACCAGATGATTGTCCAGTAATTGTTTGATTTTCTAATTCTGTAAAGTTCGATCCAGTATTTTCAATGACTCTCATAAAAGAATTTTCAGACCAAGTAGATTCTGAAACTCGTAACATATTATCTCTTGGATAGAACAGTTCAGCTTCATCATCAAACAACATTCTAAAAAATAATTTATGACCTTTTTCAGTTCCTTTTGCAGAATATAAATCTTTAATATTTTTAATTAATTTTCTTTTTGATAAACCATTTGCAAGAGTATTTGGAATACCCTCTAAGAATGAATCTCTAAATTTATCTAAGAAATCAAATATAGTATTATCAACATTTGCATATTCTAAAAGTTGTTGAATGTTTTGTACTGGGTTAGCACGATACTTTGTTATCGTTGCACTAGATAAAGATGATGCACCAGTGATTGTTTCACCAGTAATAAATTTTTGATTTGAAGTTATATAAAGTTTTTGATTATCATCAAAGTCATCAACAAGAACTTGTGCAGTTGCTTTTGATGTTGAACCAGTTATAGTTTCACCAACTGTAAACTTTGATACTGAATCTTGTAAAACAATATTATCACCACTTTCATCTAATACAAAATTATCAGAAAGTGTTTCTTGTTTTAAATAATTTACTGAACCAGAAATTTCTAGTTCACCAGCCTCAAGATACTTAAAGTAATCTCTTAAAAATTTAATAAATTGTTGATGGTCTGCTCTAACAAACTCTGGGAGTAAATCACTTAGTATGGGTGATAGTTTTTTGTCAAAGATAGATTTAGACATTTAGTATCCACTTGATGAACTTGAAGAACTAATATAAGAACTTGATGTTGATGCAGATGTAACTGCACTAGATGATGAAGTAGTAGCAGAACTTGAACTTGATGATACACTATCTACTTGACCACTTATCGTAGAGTTTGAAATATCTACTTCAATAATATCATTTCTCAAAGGTATAACATCATTAGATGATGGCACGACAACAATACGAATTGTAGTTGATGCAGAACCATCTACATTTGAGATTGAAGTTATAGTTGCACTTGTAATTGATATTTTTCCAGTTTCATAATTAACAGTACCAAAAGAAGAGTTTGCAACAATTTTTGTTGTACCAGATAAATAATATGTTTGCAGTATTCCGTTTCCATCATCTTGTAAAAATAATTCATTCGTGTTTCCAGATACTTTAAATCCAGTTGATGATACTACAGAAGAATGACCAGTGTGTGGATTAAACAAACCATTGTTAAATGCAATCGTATATGAACTAGACTCATTTAAAGTTGGTGTAAATATTTTTGACATTTGAACAGTTGTAATATTTGAAACAATAGAAGAATCAGTATCATCAATTTGTGCAACTAATTCTGAAAATCTAAATGGTGAATTAAAAGAACCTAAGTTATTAGTATTGTAATTTGAAACTGTTGTGTTAACAAGTGCGATTAAATCATTTAAAGATTTTGTTGTTATCGTAGAATTATATTTAAAGTTTACAGTAAGTCTTACATTAATAGTTTGTGGATCAACGACTTCTGGCCTTACAGAACTTACAACATAATCTCTTAAATTAGTTTGTAAAGTTGTTTTTTGTGTTGATGTAAGATTTGCACCAGTAGTAGTTTTTACTGAAATAAAAACTTTACCATAACTTGCTGGGTCATTATCTTCACCACCCCATACAGAAACAGATTGTGTATTTGCAAAAAGAGTAGGAACAATTACTTTAAAATCATTTGTTGTAACTGCACGACCTTGACTTGCATAATCTAAAGGTGCATTTAATTTTACACTTTCAATAGACTCCGACTCTGCACCACCTACTGCACTTGTAACAGTTGCAACTGTATTGTCAGATGATGAGCCAATACTTGATGGGGGAGTAAAAGTAGAAGCACCATTTGCAACTCCTTTGTTTGTAACAATATACTGTAATATAACTATGTTGTTATCTGATAAACCTTTTCCTACAACACTATCACCAAAGTAAACTTGAAACTGTCCGTTTTCTACTTCTTGTAAAAAATATGCATTTGTCGTATCAGTAACTTGAGTGATATCAGTTGCAAGGTTATAAGTTGTTTGTGTTGAGTCTGTTGAAGAATTTTGTACAACTACTGTTAAGGTTGTAGTGTCTGCATTACTATCTGGGATAATAAATCTTTGATCTATATTAGAAGAGTCTACAACATATCTTGTTGTAATAAGAGTTCCCTCAAATAAAGTAACATTATCAAATGTTAAAACATTATCAACTCTTGATACTGTTCTATCTTCATTGACTAAAAAATTATAAGTTATATCATCAACTAAAGTAGAAAATTTAGTTCCTCTTGAAAGAGTAGATGTTGTAACACTGGTATCATTGATTGTTACATCAACCACAGCCTGTGATGCTCTTGCACTTCTTGGTGTGTATCCTAAAGTCTTTGCATGAGATACAACTGATGATCTTAACGATGCAGTATCAATAAACATTTCATTTGCAAGTAAGTTTGCGTTCATAGAAAGGTAATGCGTATTGTATGCAAGTAAGTCTAACAATGCAGACATACCAGAACCTTCAAAATCATAGTCTGTAAATTCTGTTTGATTTTTTAAAAATGTTTTTAAATTTGATTTGATATCATCAAAATCTAATTCTGATATTGATAATCTTTTATCCGTGGTTGCCATGTTTTACCTCTACTATGGGTTCACTTGTTTTAGAATCAACATAGTCTCCCTTTTTAAAATATTTTCTTGTACTCGTTTCTTTAACTAGCATATCATCTTTAATAGAGTATGTAATATATTTTGCAACTAATACTCCTTCTTTACTTCTTTCAATATGTTCTTTCATAGGCCCATCTTCTATCATTATTTAACTCTTTCTAATAATACATCAAGTGCAACCAACTCTGCTGGTGCATTGATAATGAAAAATTCTATACGAACATCATATGCATTTCTATCTAAGTCTGGAAAAGAATCAACTCTATGTAACTCAACTCTAGGTTCATATGTTCTAATAACATTCTCAATTTGACTCGATAATAGATTTGCAGCTAATGGAGAGATATTTTCAAAAAGTGTTGCACGAATATTAGAACCAATCTCTGGGTGAAAAGGTTTTTCATAGTGATTGAGTTGAACTAAATTACGAACACTTCTTTTGATTGCTTCAACATCTGTAAGTTTTGCAATATCATTTGTAACAAGATTTTTATTAAAATTAAGATTCAAGTCTTTGAATATACGAACACTTCGTTTTTCATTCGTAACACTTGCATCGTAATTTAAACTTCCAGAGGTTGGCATATTTATCTCCTACTATTATTTATAGTCAAATTATCCACCAGCAAAAGTATTTGGAGAACCTTCTGCAACTGAGGTACAAGAAGTAATACCATCACCAATCCTACCACAACCTACATTATTTACAAATACAGTTGTAGACCCAGTTGTGATAACTTGTTGATGTGATGGACAAGGTAAGCCTGGTAAAACATGAACTGTATTTTGATCGCCTTGTCTAGATACACCAATGTTATTAACGAATACATTTTCAGATGCACCCTCTCTAAAAGGTGTTGAACAATGCGTAACATCTGCATCACCTTTTCTTGTAATTGCTGGCATTACTCTTCCTCTCTATTCATAAACTCGTGAAGTTTATCATCAAAGGTTTTTATGTATTCGTGGTCTTCCTCACTATGAGGTGAAGGTGGAGGTGTAGGATTAAATTTAATTATGTTCTCAAAAGAACTAGGTATATCCTCCCAGTTGGTAAAAGTTTTTACTCTACCATTTACTAATACAATATATTCTCCATCACCCTTGGCCACGATACTTCTTCCAACTTCTTCTTTTGTTTTTATTCATAGATGCCATTTTAACTTTACCTCTACCGATAGATGTTCTTTTAAAAGTTTTTTCATGAATGATTACAGTTTGTTTTCTAGGTTTTGCCATATCTTATTCCTTGTTCAAGTCAATCCTCTTACCACGAATATCAATGTTTTCAGATGCAGTCGTGTTTTGATTTGCACTATATGTTTCAGAAACATCACCAGTGATACTTGACGATTGTGTTCCAGTAACAGTTTCAGAGTGATTACCCTTGACAACAACTGTTTTGTTTCCGTCAACTTGTATGTCCCAGTTTCCTTTTATATAGGTACGACAATTTGAATCTACTGTAAGATTACATTCACCTTTTATATTAACAAATTCAGAACCAGCAACAACTTCATAATTACTTCCTACAACTCTTGTAACTTTATTTCCGTCTGCATCTATTTCGTAAAAAGTTCCAGTGCGATGATACTCGTGTATTCTTTCTGCAAAAGGTGTATCATCATATTCTTGTATATGACCACTTTCTGTTTCTCTTACTTGGTTATAAGGATACTCAGAGTCTACTCTTTTCTTTTCAGTTCTATCTTCATTTGTTTCTGTTGATATACCAGTAACATTATCTTCGTGACCTCTTGATGAGTCATCAGTTGTTTTCAGTTCATTCCAAGTGGTAGTAGTATTTGCAAGAGGAATATTTTCTGTTGCAGCTGTATCTCGTGCAGAACGATTTCCATGCGTAATAGTATTTCCATCTTTATCTTTTGCACTAGGAACTGCAAGACGATTTATATCAGACTCATCTTTTCTAACTGGATAGGTATAGGTTTCTGTATCTTTATCATAATACCCAAAGTCTTTATTATCGCCTGGGTCACTAAAACCTTTTGATGTATTAGAATATGCATTGGGTTTGCCTGGGAGTGTTCCGAGAACAACTGGTTCTTGTAATGATTGCGAATCACGAAAGAACCCAACTACCCAAGAACCTTGAACAAGAAAAGGTGTATGACCTAATCCATTCATAGAAGGAGTAGTAACAGGCATCATAACTGTTGCCCAAGGTAATGAATTTGTAGGGATTCTAGTTTTGTCTTCTGTGTGATAGCCTAGAGTTCTAACACGAACTCTACCTAATCTTTCTGGGTCGTTTCTATCTTCAACGACACCAATAAACCACATAAAGCCATCTCGCCCCATAAAGTATGAATAATTTTCCATACTCTTATTTATGCGAGGTAGTCAGTAATTTCTTTGAGGTCTCTTTGCTCTTGCTTTTGAACTTTTTTCTTTTTCTTAATTAGTTTTGCCATTTCACTCCACCAGTAAGAATGTAGTTCTTTCATCTCTGGTTGGTTTTGATATTTGCGAATCATATCACCAATATCGTTCATGACTTTACCTAATGTTTCACTTTCTCTCATTGTATCATAAAAATTAAAGTTACTATTGTTACAACAACTCCTACGAAGAATCCTTTTACAAAATTATTACTCATAGATTGCTGGAGGTATTGTACTCACATCTTCTGTAATTGGAATACCCTTCATTTCAAATTCGTTTTCTATTTTAAATGTACACCCAGTTGCAGCTAGTAATAGCATCAATGCAACTAAAAGTAATACTGGTAATTTATCTTTCAACATATTATCTCCATTATAGTTTATGTTTTATTCTTTGTCAAGTATTTCCACGAAATAGGAAATGAGTCATGACAATGAATATCTAATTGCCTTGCGACATCTTGTGTTTCTTTTTGTGCATGAGCATCTAATCGTAATCCACATACTCTTGCAAATGCAAAAAGTGTTCCACTCCATATCCAATTAGTAAACATACTCTGAGGTAATACTGCACGAGCTTGCTCTGGTGCAACATTTGAATCTAAAAGTTTGTGATATAATTTTAAACTGTTTTGCTGATGCAAAGTGATTTGTATTTGTAGTTCATTATCTATAGTCATAGACTCACCACTACCTTGCTTACTACTTTTAGGTTTCTCTCTCCATCGAGTTAAAGAATATAACTCTGGGTCATCTGAAATGTATCTGCGACTTTCTTCATTCCAAACTAATCCGACTTGGTGCTTGACTAATTGCCTTGCGACAAACACTGGTGCCTTGATGCGAAAAGAAAGAAAGGTGTGTGCAAACGGCGACCAGTGCTTATGCTCTGCGAGATACTTAATTAACTTTTCATCAGAGGTATCAAAATCATCTTTTACTTTAGCGTAAGAAACTCTAGCTGCATTAACTACAGATAAGTCGTTTCCCATTTTATCTATTAATTCTACCTTCATCTTTATCAAACTTATATAATTGTAAATAATACCAAAAACACTGTGGATAGTTATAAGGGTTAGGTACTTCACAAGAGAAATGATTATTTAATTGCTTCCATATTTCAATCATGTTACCATAACAGCAATGCATACACCTACCATAAATGCGAGAAAATAGGCTGCAGCTATATTGTCAATCCTTACTCTATCTGCCTTTCTGAACTCTTCGATATTTTCATCATATCGTTTTTTGTCTTCAAGGTCTTTTCTGAGTTGCTCTTCTCTGAGCTTGTCCTTATCATGTTCCATTGCTGAATCTCTTCTGGATACCACCCACACATATTATTCAATCCATTCTAATACATCTATACATTCACAGATATATTCTTTTGCTTGTTGTTTAGTTCTTGCTTTCACGAGTGCTGTTCCATAATTAAATTCTATCTTCCAATGAATCTGATGAGTAGAACTTCTCATAGAGATATCATCTCCAATTAAAAATTCTATTTCATATTCAGTTTCATTCGGAAACTGGATTATCTTTGTTTCCATCTACTGAGTCCATAAGTGATTCAACCCACCAATTTGCAGAGCTGAATGCTTTATCTATTTCATTTTCTATCGGAAAATACCAAACGAGAAAAAACCCAATAAGAATACCAATAATATATTTCATGATTCACCTTTCCATTTATTAAGTTTATATTCTAATTCTTGCCTTTGCCCTTTACGAAACTCTTTCATAGCTTCTTCATTTGTATAAGGAACACAATACAAGAATCCAATCTTCTTTGCTTGTGCATAAGAAAGTTTATCAAATGTATTGATATTATTTCTTTTTGCAATCTTCTCAGAATTTACTTTCCAATTCATACGCAGTCACCTCCCAAAGAATAAATTAATCCAACTACTAATATAAGACATAATATTGAATTTGTCAAGACTAAAATTTCTAATCGATGTGGCCATACTTTAAACTCAATGAAATCACAAAACTTATACCACATTACACACTACTCTTTTCATATTCGGAAACTGTTGTACAATCTCCTTTAATTACGATAGTCTGATAGGGATTACGAAATATAAAATCTATGTCTGCTTTGACAAGACTACACATCGCAAAATCACTTCTAGAAACAACTTCATAAGTCTTTGGACTCATAACACCATCATTACTAATAATACTAATCGTTATTACAACTAACCATTCTACTACACTATTCATTTTCTACTTCCTCTATAACTATGTATGCACCACCATCAAGTGCAGAGATTTCAAGGTTGTCTTTACTATTTAATTCTTCATCATACCAACCAGAGTTACGAATAATATGTGGAGTACCAAAAAGTGATTTAGGTTGCCAACCAATGTATTTTTTATTTTCACTAAGACTTGCCATATACTTTGCGACTCTATCACTTCTATATCTGTGAACAATTACTTCTTTATCCATCTGAGGTTTTCCGATTTTTTTTAAAAGATTTTTTTTCAATAGTTTATCCTTAGTTGAGACTTAGATTCTTCTTCCCAGCCAACAGACACAGAGCAACTGGTTAGTATTCCGACCACCAGTATGCATAAGCATATTACATTAATAATCTTCTCTCTATCCATTCTTCTCTATCTCCGTTATATTCCATTTTCTTATCTATGACTTGTGCAGACATATTTAAAAATGCATACATTATAGTAACCAATAATATTATGCCTGCATAGAATTTCATTTTATCCTCGTTAAATCTCATTATACCACATTTGCACTTGTATGTCAACCACTAAACCAATCCTTTACTCTGTCAATCGGATTTCTTAATCCTCTGTAAACATTCTCAATAAAGGTAATGTGATTATCCAACTTCTTATTTAATTCTTTCATTTCATTTCTCAAAGACTTAATCTCATTGAGTATATTAGTATATGGGTCGTTATCCATTTAACTTCTCCATTATCTTTCTTCTCTTACTCTCAGAATAGTTCATCCAATTACTTATCTGCGTAAATGTCCGTTTACAACCTATACATCTATTCTTGACAAGCTTACATACCTTTATACAAGGACTAGAGACTGTATTGTAACTATTCATCAGTTTTATGGGGGTGGGGTAAATATACTTCAACAAATGCACTGCATTGTGGACAAGTTAAATTAGTAACCATCTGATAGTGGTCATCTATTTCTGTTATGTCATGATCTCCACCCCATATCAGTTCTGTATCACAATGCCAACATTTCATTTTAGTTTTCCTCAGTTTTTGGGGGGTAGGGTGTACTTATTAAACCTTGACCATAGGCCCAACCAAATAAATCTAGTTGCCTCCACTTCTTACTATATTCAGCGTATTGCCTCATTGTATATTCATCATACATACTATCTCTCTTTCTTTGTTAAACAACCACTATACTTCCGACTAGGATTTCTTTTTTGCTAACCATTTGCCTTCCATATATCTGTTTGTATTATTATTAAACCAGTCTTTTGGGTTTCCGTAAAAATTACATATCATTTTATTTCTCTGTATCTTTATTGCATTTATAGATTATATATC